GTGCCCCCTGGGGAAGCCCCAGGGGGTAGGCCTTTTGGGAGGGGGGCGTGTGGACGAGCGCGTGGACGGGCTCATGCGCGTGGTGGAAGGTCTCGTGGACGAGCTGGCCCACCAGGGCGTGCCCGAGGAGAGGCTCCGCGTCTACCGGGAGGAGCTCCTGGCCCTCCGGATCTACACCCGGATGCGGGCGGGGCGGGACCGCCCCAGCTCCCTCTGGGCCAACCCGCGTCTCTGGCTGGCCCTGGCCCTGCTCCTGGCCATAGTGGGCGCCATGATGGGCCTGCCCGTCCACAAGCTCTTCCCCTGAGGAGGTGCGATGTTTCGCGATCCAAACCGTCAGAGACTGATAAGGGGAGCCGTGCTGCAGGTGCTCTACCTGCATGCGATGGGAACCGAGTCGCCCCTCAACGTGGCGGACCCCTACGCCATGCCCAGGGGGGTCCTGGTGAGGACCCTGGAGTACTCCCACATCCTCCCTGCCCGTCCCGAGCTCAACGCCGCCGTGCGCTACCTCCAGGAGAAGGGCTACGTCCGGGCCGAGTGGGACGAGGACGGGGAGTTCCGCGTGGTCCGGCTCACCGAGAAGGGCATAGACCTGGTGGAGGGGTCCATCCGGGACGCCGGGGTCCTCCTGCCGCGGTGAAGGACGATGGACGTCCGGGAAGAACTCCACGCCATCTCCGTGGCCATCCGCCGGTACCAGGAGGAGACCCTGGCCGAGATCCGGAAGCTCCGCCAGGAACTGGAGGAGGAGCGGAGGCACCGCAGGACCGAGCGCTGGCTCCTCGCGGTCATCCTGGTCCTGGCCCTGGTGGGGTGGGTGCGGCCGTGAAGCTCCACTACCGCAGGCACCGCCTCTGCAAGGTCTGCGCCCTCCCGGACGAGGTGCGGGAGCGGGTGGACGCCATGCTCCTGGGCGAGGAGACCGAGGAGGACGGGCGCCCCTACACCCTGGAGGGCATCGCCCGCTGGCTCCAGGCCCAAGGGTATGAGGCCTCCCCCTCGGGCCTACACCGCCACGCCCGGCACCTGGCCCCGGCCCTGGACCAGGTGCTGCAGATGGAGCGCCTGGTGGAGGCGGTGGAGGAGGCCACGGGCAAGCGCCTCTCCTACAGCGCCGCCCTGGCCAACATCGTGGTGCACAAGGTCCTCCGCTACCTGGACGGGCTGGAGCTGGGGGAGGCGGAGGTGGACCCGGAGAAGGTGGTGCGCCTGGGGCTGGAGGCGGCCCGGGTGGCCCTCTCCCTGGAGCGGATAGACCGCTCCCTCAGGCAGGAGGCGGCGGAGAAGGTGGAAAAGGCCCTCCGGGTGCGGGAGATTGAGCCTGAGGTGATCGAGGCCATCAAGCGGGACCTCTATGGGCTTTGACCTCCTCCCTTACCAGCGGGCGTGGATCCGGGACCAGAGCCGCTTCAAGATCGGCCTCTGGTCCCGCCAGACGGGCAAATCCTTCGCCCTCACCCTCGAGGCCGCCCTCCACGCCGTGGAGCACCGGGGGAGCACCTGGGTCCTCCTCTCGGCGGGGGAGAGGCAGAGCCGGGAGCTGGCCGAGAAGGCCAAGGCCCACCTGGACGCCATGAAGCGGACGGCCACCCTCATGGAGAGCCGCTTCTTCGAGGGGGGCGAGAGCGTGACCCAGCTGGAGATCCGCCTGCCCAACCTCTCCCGCCTCATCTTCCTCCCCGCCAACCCCCGCACCGCCCGCGGCTACACGGGGAACGTGGTCCTGGACGAGTTCGCCTTCCACCAGGACTCCGAGGCCATCTGGGCGGCCATGTACCCCATCATCACCCGGAGGCCCGACCTCAAGATCCGGGTGATGAGCACCCCCAACGGCCCCCGGGGGAAGTTCTGGGAGCTCTGGGAGAAGGGCGGGCCCGCCTGGAGCCGCCACAAGGTCACCATCTACGACGCCGTGGCCCAGGGCCTGCCCGTGGACCCCGAGGAGCTCCGCGCGGGCCTGGCGGACGACTTCATCTGGCAGCAGGAGTACCTCTGCGAGTTCCTGAGCGCCGAGGAGGCCTTCCTGCCCTGGAGCCTCATCCTGGAGGCCGAGGCCCGGGAGGACCCCCGGGGCCCCTGGAACCCCGACCAGGCCTACCTGGGGGTGGACGTGGGCCGCCACCGGGACCTCACCGTCTTCGTGGTCCTGGAGCGGGTGGGGGACGTCTACTGGGTGCGCCTCCTGGAGACGCTGCACCGGGCCCCCTTCGCCCAGCAGGAGGCCCGCCTCCACGCCCTCCTGCCCCAGGTGCGCCGGGCCTGCCTGGACGCCACGGGCCTCGGGGAGATGCTGGCGGAGAACGCCCGCCGGGCCTTCGGCTACAAGGTGGAGCCGGTGAAGTTCACCCCCGAGGTCAAGGCCGACCTGGCCCAGCGCCTCCGCCTCTTCTTTGAGGACCGCCGGGTGCGCATCCCCGAGGACCGGGCCCTCCGGGAGGACCTCCACAGCGTGCGCCGGATCGTCACCCCCTCCGGGAACGTGCGCTACGACGCCGAGCGCTCGGAGAGGGGCCACGCCGACCGCTTCTGGGCCCTGGCCCTGGCCCTCCACGCCGCCGAGAACCCGAGGGGCCCCGTGGAGTACAAGAGCGTCCTCCGCCGGGCCTTCGCGGGCTGGAAAGGAGCCTTCTGATGCCCATCCTGGACCAGTACGGACGCCCAATCCCCACGGAGCCCCCCAAGGCGGCCCGGGGAGGTCTGCCGGTGTGGCGGCCCTTCGCCGGCTACCCCTCCCGCGGCCTCACCCCCGAGCGGCTGGCCCGGATCCTCCGGGAGGGGGCCGAAGGCTACCTGGCCGAGCAGGCGGAGCTCTTCCTGGAGATGGAGGAGAAGGACGCCCTCCTCTTCTCCCTCCTCCAGACCCGGAAGCTCGCCGTCATCGGCCTGGACTGGCGGCTGGAGCCCGCCGAGGCCTCCCGCCAGGGGAGGCGGGTCCTCGGGGCCCTGGAGGAGGTGTGGTGGAACCTCCCCTTGGAGGACCTGATGCTGGACCTCCTCTCCGCCATCCCCCAGGGGGTGAGCGTGGTGGCCGTGGCCTGGGAGTGGGACGGCCTCCTCTGGCGGCCCGCCCGGTTCCGCTGGGTCCACCCCGGGGCCCTGGCCTACGAGGAGGCCCACGACCGCTTCCTCCTGGTGGGGGAGCGGGGGGAGGCGGAGCCCTTCCCCTACGGAGCGGCCATAGAGCACCGCTACAAGGCCCGCTCGGGCCTCCCCACCCGGGCCGGGCTCATGCGGAGCCTGGCCTGGCTCTACCTCTTCAAGCACTACGCCCTCAAGGACTGGGTGGTCTTCGCCGAGACCTACGGCCAGCCGTACCGCATCGGCCGGTACGACCCCGCCGCCGGGGAGGAGGAGCGGCGGCGGCTGGAGGAGGCGGTGAAGTCCCTCGGGGCGGACGCCGCCGGGGTCATCTCCAAGGACACGGAGATCCAGATCCTGGAGGCGGCCAAGGGGCAGGGCCCCCAGGTGTACGAGAGCCTGATCCGCCTCGTGAACCGGGAGATGGCCCAGGCGGTCCTGGGGCAGACCCTCACCTCCAGCGAGGGGGACGGGGGGAGCTACGCCCTGGCCAAGGTGCACGAGCGGGTGCGGATAGACCTCCTCCGGGCCGACGCCCGCGCCCTGGCCAAGACCCTCCGGGAGGGCCTCATCCGCCCATTCGTGGCCTTCAACTTCGGCCCCGAGCTCCTGGACCTCGCCCCCCACCCCGTGCCCGAGGTGGAGGAGGAGCGGGACCTGGAGAGCCGGGCCCGGGTGCTCCAGGCCCTCCAGGGCATGGGCCTCGCCCTGCCCGAGGCCTGGCTCCGGGAGGAGTTCGGGGTGCCCGCCCCCGGGGAAGGGGAGGCGGTCCTCCCCGCCCGCGCCCTCCAGGAAAGGCGGCCCCGGGGCATGGTGGCGGGGCAGGCCTTCGTGGACGCCCTGGCGGACCGCCTCCTGGAGCGGGCCCCCATGCCCGGCCTCCCCGACCTCCTCCGGGCCATCGCCGAGGCCGGGGACTACGAGGACCTGAGGCGGCGCCTCCTCGCCCTCTACCCCGGCATCCCCTTCGCCGAGCTGGCCCAGCTCCTGGACGCGGCCCTGACCCTCTCGGAGCTGGCGGGCAGGCTGGCCCAGCGCCAGGACAGTGGCCTGGACGGTTGAGCCCGACCCCCTTCAGCCCGAGGAGGCCCTGGCCTGGTTCCGGGCCAGGCTCCCCCTCCCCGATCCCGAGTTCCGGGCCCTCCGGGAGGAGGCGAGGCGCCGGGCCTTCTGGGTCTCGGGCCTGGCCGCCTTGGACATGGTGCAGGAGGTCATGGACGCCCTGGAGGCGGCCCTGAGGGAGGGGACCACCTTCGGCGACTTCCAAAAGGCCCTCTCCGAGCGGGTGAAAAGCGCCTGGGGCGAGGGGAGCCGCCACCGCCTGGAGGCCGTCTTCCGCACCAACCTCCAGCTGGCCTACGGGGCGGGGCGGTGGAAGGAGGCCGTCTCCACCCGGGAGCTCAGGCCCTACTGGGGCCTCTCCGTGGTGCTGGACGGGCGCACCTCCGAGGTGTGCCGGCCCCTGGCCGGGGTGGTCCTCCCCGCCGACGACCCCTTCTGGCGCACCCACGTCCCGCCCCTCCACTACAACTGCCGGACCGTCCTGGTCACCTACTCCCGGGAGGAGGGGGAGAGGCGGGCCTGGAGGGAGCCCCCGGCCCACGAGCCCCAGCCGGGCTTCGGCCGCCCCCCCACGGAAGACGAGTGGAGCCCGGACCCCAAGGACTACCATCCCGAGCTTTGGAGGGCGTACCTCCGGGCGTTGGGGCGGGGGATGCCGGAGGCCGACGGCTACCTGGCCGGGCTCCTGGCCACCCGCCAGCCCAGGGCCACCGACTGGATGCTGGCCGCGGGGAGGGTGGCGGTGGCGGGCTTCCCCGAGCGGGAGGAGCGGGTGAAGGACCCCAGGGTGAGAAGCCTTCTAGGGCCGATGGCGCAGAGAATCCTTCAAAAGCTTACCAAGCACGCGGTCATCGACGAGCAGTTCCGCCCCAACCTCACTCCCGAGGAGTACCTGGAGGCCCTGCGCTCCGCCGCGGTCCACCCGGAGGCCGCCTTCGTGGTGCACGCCCCTCCCAGGGGGCCCGCCCTTCTGGTCATCGCCCCCAGCGAGGCCGCCGGGGATGCCCTGGGCCCGAACGCACTCCCCTGGCTCGTGGTGGTGTATGACCTCAGGCATGGTACCCTGGTGACGGGATACCAGGCCTCGTCCCTGGAGGAGGTCACCCTATGGGACAACCACCTCTGGCTGAGGAAAAATCCGAGGCTCTTCTAGGGTGGGCTGAGGAGTACTGGCCCGTCATCAAGGACGCCCTCCTCAACCCCGAGGACTGGGACGACCAGGAGTGGC